CAGCTCCTCAGCGGTTTTTTTCTTTGTGGCTTTGTTCCAGGCTTTTAGAGCATCAGCTTTTGCAATCTTTTTTGGGTATAGATTCCAGAAGGTTTCAAACTCATCAGCGTTGCTTTTTAGTGATGGTTCTTTGATGGTTATATTGATGTTTTGTGTGCCAACAGGTGTCACCCCTGATTTACCTGAGCTGTCACCCCTGCTTACCCAGTCTGTCACCCCTGGTGCTGAATCTGTCACCCCTGAGCCAATTGTTATCCAGTAAAGGTTGGTCTTGTATTGGTGATTTGTCGGTGCGTTTTGTAGCTCGACCCTTAGCTCGCCGAGCTCAATCAGTTCTTGGATGTCGCGCTTGACAGATCGGTCTGAGGCATTTGCGTATCGTGCCAAAGTGCTAATTGAAGGCCAGGCTCCTTGATCTCCAAGATGGTTTGCAATTCCAAGCAAGACAAGTTTCGCCCTGCCGGTGGCTTTGGAGTTGTTTAGTACTAGGGCTACTGCCTCAATGCTCATCTTGCTGCTGCTCTCTCAGCCATCAGCATCATGACAGTCGGGCTAATGACTCTGTTATCGTAACCCTCTTTGACAAGCATGACCCACTGGCCGTTGTCTAGTCCCATAGCCTGGTAATCCATCTCAGCCATGAAAATGTTTCCGCCGTACATCTCAAGCACTTCGGCGAGTGTTTTGCTCTCCCAGTTAAACATAAAATGCGCCTTCCTTTTTAGGTTGGCACACTATAATTGCTAGAGATGCCAACACCTGATCTGTTGGTATCGGCCTCTCTGAGTTCTCTCAGGGGGGCCTTTGTTATTTAGTTGTGTTTGTACATTAGCAGTCTAAAAGTAATCAATGTCGTGCTCTACCCTGCGTGTGTTGTAATCGTTATCTAGCAGGAACCAGCCGTTGCCCATGTAAACAGGGGTGCTTTCAGGCTCTTGCCAGCGCTCAAGCTTCCAGCCGAACTTGCGGCCGAGCTCTGCAAACTTGCTGTTTGACTCGAGCAAGCCGTTAGCCTCCGAGCACAAGACAATGATGTTGCTTGGTCTGTCTAGCTTTTTGCTTCCTCCCATGCCTCGGTTCTTGCGGTGCTGAGGGATAAGTGTGTCATCCGTAGTGCCACAGTGAGAGCAGCAAACATCCCTTGCTAAAAACTTGTCAAAGGTTTTTTTATTCATCCCAAGGGTCGTATTCTTTTGCAGGGATGTCAAGTCCGGTGCCTTTGTAGTCGGCGCTAAATCCAATCGATGAGCTTGTTTCAAAATCCCTCAGTTCTGGTGCTGGCTCCTGGCAGTTGTGTTTTCTGCGCCATTCTCTAACTAGCAGAATCGGGTTGGCCTCGTCAGTTTTGAACTTGGCACCACATGAGCAGGTTTCGGCAATCACCAGCCAAGGCTACCAGCTAGGCGTGTTTCCACTGTATTTCCACATTTTTGCTTATGACAGCCATCATTGTGGCCTGATCTGACAGGGTTCTCATCTTGGTTTTGACCCTGTTGTACTCAGCCTTGGCTAGGTCAGCCTTTAGCTTTTCCTCTACCGATTGCAACTTAGCAACAGCCTGTCGGTCTGCAACTGTGCCGGCGTTATTGATAAAGGCTAAAGAGACTGCCTTGTCGTATGCCGCTTCTGCATCCGCGAGCTTGCACTCTGCGTCATAGAGAGCACTAGCTCCCCTGTCCATCTCGCTTGTCAGGCGTTGCAGCTCCTGGACTATGTGGCCTGGTGTAATAATTTCCATCTCTTAGCCTTCTAGCTTTCTCTCTTTGTAATCTCCATAGGTCGGTCAGGATGTCGTATTCGCCTTTGTCGTATTGCTCATGCAAGCATTCCTGCACTTCAAGAATTGAACTAAGCAGGATCCTTTGTGCCTGATAGTCCATTAGCGATTTCCTTGATTTTGTCTAGCGTTGCTGTGTCAGCTCCGCCAGTCTTAGCTTCGCTGTAAAGCAAGCGTAAACCATCAAGGTCATTGCCTAACTCTGCTGCCATTGCAAGCCAGTCTTTAGCAGTTGCACTTGGTTTTTTATCCCTTGCAACCTTGGCCATCTCCTCGCGTGAAGCTCGCTTGTTTCCTGAGTAGCCAGCGTTAGCTAGGGCTCTACCAATAGCAGATGTTTCTGCGTTTTCAAGAGCTGAAGTTTTGTTAGCCATGCCAACTCCGTCAATCTCGTAAGCCAGCCCTGTTGCTCTTGCTAAAGCCTCGCGGTCATTAGTGAGGTAGACAGCAGCGTAAACAACCCAAGTGCTGACCTGTCGGTCCTGAAGTGTTGTCTGATTTTCAGTGATGATCCTGCCGTCAGGGTTGTCTTTGTAGAAACGCCTGATGCGCTCCTCGACTGTTTCGTAGTCGTTGAGGTTGAATTGTGCCATTTACTTTCCCTTCTCGTGGTGCAAGTAAGGTGCTCCGCCGGCTCTTGACCTAAGACTGAGCAGGTGCTCGCCGTAGATGATGCCTCGCTTCTTACCTTCCATTGCTTTGATAACTCTAGCCTTGAGGTCTGTCATTAGCTTGTTAGCCTTCTCAGCGTCATTGACAGCGTTGAAGTAGTGCACCCCAAGCTCGTCAAGGTCAGCTTCGCCGTCCTCAATGTTTGGGCTCAGAGCTCTTATTGTTTCTAGTGTTGAGTTGGAGCCGTCCCAGTCAGGCATCTTTAGGTCAAGGCAAGCTTGTCTAAATCTAAGAGCTGACTCCCAAAGTGTGTTCGCCTCAAACTCATCCCACTCAATGTCAAACTCCATAAAGCTTGATCCTGCAAGAGCAACAACCTTGGCTTGTCTAATTCCAAAAACCTTCATGTACCAAAGCACCTGAGCTCGGTAAGACTGAGGCACTGAGCTCCAGTAATCCCTAGAAAACTTGACCTCAATAATGCCCCAGTTGCCCTCTGAGTCTTTGTAGAGTCCGTCAAGGTTTGCTCTTGCCCAAGGGTAGGTCTTGTTGGCCCAGGTGCCTGTTTCGTAAATCTCAAGTTCAGGGTGCTCATCTGCAAAGAGTTCCAAGATAGGTGCCTCGAGCTTTGTCCCAAGCTTCATGCTCATGTTGGGCTGGACTTCGTCAGGAATCTGTCCGGTCTTTTTTGCCCATTTTGTTATGGGTGACTCCCATTGTGAAAGACCACTGCAAGCTGCTATCTCGCTGCCCCCGATGGCTCCTGGCTCGTTGCGGAGCTCGTGCCATTCAGGCGAGCCGTTGGCAAAGTTGCCTAGCAGGACTGCATCGTGCAACTCGTTTATCTCGGTTGGTAGCTTTGATACTGGCAAGGTTTCCCTCTCTTTCCTTGTCGGCAAGCCCACGCTAACTCTCTCGGCGTGGGTTTGCTATTTGTCTTGAGATTACTCTAATCTGACCCTATGACAAGACAACTTGAAAGAAAATACATTGAGCTTCAACACGCCATCAGCGAGAACGGGGGCGTTGAGTGTAGCCAGCTACCTGAGTGCTTTTTTCCCGAGGATGAGCCAGATGTTTACCTGCGCAAAAAGCTGATCGCTGTAGCCAAGGAAGTCTGCACCGACTGTCCGGTAAGGCTGAGGTGTCTTGACTACGCTTTGTCAGCTGGCATGGTTGGTATCTGGGGTGGCACTACAGCCGAGGAACGCTCGAAGCTAAGGGCTTAGCCCTTTTTGTCAGTCTTGTCGGCAATCTTGCCAAAAGACTTGTTGATCTCCTCGGCGTCAATCTGCCCATCTGCCAGGTAAGAGCGAGAGAGCTCCTGAGCCACATCAATGATTCCGGCGAACGCTGCCATTGCTACTGCCTGAGCTACCTCAAGTCCAATGACTGCGCCTCCAACAAAGATGCCTGTGACCTTCAAAATAATAACGGCCAAGGTTCTGCGAGCGATGTCTAACCACATAGGTCAGTCCTTTCGTAGGGGGTAAGTTGCTGCCCAAAGTGCAATGGTAATTAGGATGGCCCAACCTGCAAAGTCTTTAGCTGTGCCTTCAAGCACGACCCAAGCGATGCTCAGGCCAACGATTGTCCAAGCCTGATCTAGTTGGTCTTTGATGAACTTCAAGGTTTCCTACCTGCTAGAGCGACCTGGGTGACGATTACAGACGCAACAATTACTTGCTGTGCCTGTTCTCGTACTTCTGGACTAAGGTCCGACCCGATTGAGCGTAGGTTGTTTACAAGTTTACCGACTGCTTCCAACGCTAGTTCGATGCTGATTGTTTCCTCTGGCAAAGTAGGCTCAGGACTAGGCTCGCTCGGAATCTGAGGCTCTGTCGGGCTCGTAGAAGGCTCAACAGGTTCGAGGGTAGGTGTTATGGCTTCTGGGGGCTTTGTCGGCTCTACGGGCTTTACAGGGCTTGTGGCACTAGGCTCTGGTTCTGGACTCGGTTCTGGCGTAGGTTCAGGGGTTGGTTCTGGGTTTATGGGAGCCACCTGAGCCACTGGCTCAGGCTCTCTGACAGCTTCCTCAGTGCGAGCCACATCTTGGGAGCGCTCAACTGTTTCGGTTCGTTCAACTTGATCTGTCCTTACTGTCGTTTTAGTTTCCGGTAAAGGTTCAGGGCTAGGAGTGGGGCTGATAGGCAAAGGAGCAGTGTAGCCAGGATGGTAAAGCAAAGCAGGATCCAGCTCAGTGCCGTCACTAGATACAACGCCAACAAAAGCGGTGAACTGGCCAGCCCAACCACCCTCGCAAAAGTGCTGGGCAATGTTGCCTTTATCCAAGAAGTAGTTGTTTTCATTGTTCCATCCTGTCGCATAGCTTTGTTGATTGCCAGTTGAGTCGGCACAGGTTATTGTGGCCATCGCTTGTGCAGCGTAGGCAGGGGAAGGTTGCCAAGCCATAAAGAAAAGAAAAAAGCCCACAAACATAAGTCGTAGGCTTTTGTTCTTGGCTAATCTACTTAGCAAGTTTTGGCTTTACCTTTGGGGGCTTAGGGGCTTTTACTACTGGCTCTGGCTCGTGAATCGGGGCAGGTAGGGTTTCGCCTGTGTCCTCGATTGGCTTAGGGATGGTCTGGTCTAAATCCCACTTGTCAATGACATTGAATACAAACTTCATCGGGTCAACAAAACCCTTGCCGTCAAGTGTCCAGCGGTGAACCCGACCCTTACAAATCTCAAAGTGTAAGTGTCTACCAGCCGATGCACCGGTGTTGCCCATGATGCCTAGCTTTGTGCCAGCGGTAATCTTTTGGCCCTTTGCAACCTTGAGGCTACCCTCGACCATGTGGCCGTACCTGGACACAAACCACTTGCCGTCAATCTTTGATCGAACATCAACATAGTAGCCAATGCCACCTAGTGAGCCGTCTGCCTTTTTTAGCCTTGATGGGCCTGAGTAAAGAACAGTGCCGTCATGCCAAGCCTCAACCCAAATCTTTGGCTTTGGCCCCCACAAGTCGGTCCCATTATGTGACTTTCTAATTTTCTCAATTGGATGTATACGGATCCCAAAGGGTGAGGTGACTTTCCAGTCTTTGTTTCTTTTGCCGTCTAAAGGGAACTGTGGCCTGGTTTTCATTGTTGTCCTATCAGTCTTTATAACCAGTTTACAGGTAGAATAAAAGCTAAGACCCCTGCGATGCGGAAACATCCAGGGGCGTGAGCAGACTGAAAAGGAGTCCACTATGACCGAGTATAAGACTTGCACTTACTGTAAGCAACTTAAGCCTGTATCTGACTATTACCTAAATCATGGGACTACAACGCCCAGAAGCAGGTGCAAGCCATGTGTCAATTTGTGTTCAAACATTAGTAGGCAAAAAGACCCCGATAAATACCGGAAGCAAAATTTAGCTCATTACTACAAAAACAAAGACAAGCTGAATGAGCAAAGGCGAGCCAAGTGGCCTGAGCTTTACAAGTCAAAGATTGAATACCACAGGGAAAAGGGCAAAAAGTATCGAGCCGAAAACCCAGACAAGATAAACGCCATAGCTCGTAGAAAAAGGGCTAGGAAAAAAGCTAACGGCTGGGAAAAATACACAGAGGCTCAGGTACTTGAGCTGTATGGTGCTGTTTGCCACATCTGTTGCGAGGCAATAGACCTAACCTTGCCTAGAAGGATTGGTGTTGAGGGCTGGGAAAAAGGTTTGCAGATTGACCATGTAATACCTATCTCAAAGGGTGGCCCCGATACTTTGGCTAATGTCAAGCCGAGTCATGGCAAGTGCAACCAGAATAAAAGGGCTAACTTACCTGATGATGTTCAGTAGTGATCCAACAAGGGCAACTACACCAGCAGCAAGGCCTGTGTAGGCAATCTTTTCAATCCAGGCTAGGCGAGCCAAAGACAGCTCGACTTCTCTAATCCTG